AAAGACAACATTACCACCACCTGTTGTTGTGTAGCTGGTTATGTTATAGTGAGTACTGGTTGTCTTTACGACACCATCTACCTCTACTTTAACATCAGCCTCTTGTATGGAAGGGAAAGAAAACGACTTAGTTGCGTTTCCATCCCCAGTGTAATCTACGAATGTTGTTGCCATTATTTATAAATGTTGAGGATGTTGTTGCCTGCACTTTCTTCTTTCTTAAGTTGTCGTGCAATTTTTTTATCTTCCCGTTCTTGTGCTAGTATTAGAGCTTGTTCATCGTTCATAACTCTTATCCATGCAGCTTGACGTGCCTCGTCAAACAATCTACCAATCATAATATTATGGTAGTAGTCTTTAGGTTGGAACTCAGAACGTCGACCAGATTGTATATCTTTATACATTAATTCCATAGATTCTATAATCTTAGGATCTTTAGCTAATCTACTTAGTTTTACTTCTAGATTTTCTTGACCTATTTCACGTTGGAATTTAGAACGAATCATTGGACTGTCAGTAAGGTTATCACCATTTGGAGAATATAATACTGATAATCTTAGATCGTACCCACTCTTAAATAAGAATGTTCGACCAAGGCTTGGTGTTAGATTAAAGTTTATCGGTACAAAAGAGTTGTATGCTCTTGTTATAAAGTCCCAGTTTTTAATCGGTCTACCGTTTAGTAAGTCATACTTTATAGGTAAATCTTGACCGGGTAAATTTTCAGATAATAAGTTACGGTTACGTATGGAATCAAAAATACCAGAATTTAATTCACGTGTATATGGGGTAAATAGTTTACCTAAATCATTACGTATACCAGCTAGTGGTATTTGGTTGTTTGCAAAGCCTGCTAAAATTCTACTAGCTTGTCCGGGTTTACCACCGAATAAGTCAGCAAACGATTGTAAGCCTGCTAAGTAAGATTTACTTGTTACACCTTGAGATAGTAATAATGCTACCTTAAGTAAGTTATCCTCTGTCCACTCTTCGCCCATAAGTAAACTTGCGTCACCTATGTCAGCTATCATAGACATAATTTGGTTAAATGGTTCAAAAGTATCATAGTTTACAGTTACTTCACCAAACACTAAAGAACGTGGTTGAAAACCTGTATCTGTCCATGTACTTCTTTTTTGCCTATCAACTGGTCCATTACCTGTCATTCTACCTGTCATCCATGCCCATGCAGCCATGCTGACTAAAGCAGATCCCATTGCTAATCTACCTGTTTGTAGTGCTTTAGCATTAATTAAGTCTTGGTCACTGTATATACCATACTGAGCTAATTCATCTAGATTTTGGCCGGGTCTAGCAAATGCTATGTCGTTAAATTCTTTGACAAGAAAGTTAAATCCGGGTGTGTGTTTAGCTGTAAGTTTTAGTCCGTTAACACCTGTACGTGCAAATAAAAAGAATGGTTTAGCCCAAGGGTTCTGTTGAAATACAGCGTTTAAGTTAGAAGCAAATCCTTTTAGATCCTGTGTTAGTGTAACTTCTTTACGTGCAAACTGTGCAGCCTTATCAGTTAATCCACCGTTTGCATCAAATATATCACTATAAAAATAGTCTTCATAGCTACGTATTAGCTGTGGTGATATATCATCAAAAGCGGTAATCTTACCACCGTTCATCTGATCCATAGCTGATATAAGAGCTTTTTCTCTCATACGAACTCTACCTAATATGTATGCAAACGCATCGTCAGTTGCAGCCATGACTTTTGTAGAGTATGTAAGAAGACTATTATGATTCATCTGGCGTGCCATGTTAGCCATTCTAAAAGCAGCCTTATCTCCAGCTGTAGCACGGTCACTTTCTGACCATCTACGTAGTATTTCCCAGTTAGCATCGCCCTGTGTAAACTCAGTAAATCTAGTTTTTACAGTTGCTATATCACCAGACCAGTAAGAATTTAGTCTTGTTTTAAATAACTCAAATGACTCAGGTATAGCTTCCATCATAGCGTTCATGGATGCTAAACCTGTACGTATAGTTCTAACGTCACCAGTAAATGGAAAGCGTATAACACCTCCTAATGTCTGGTTCATAGGACGTAAGAATGTATGTGTAGCTGTACCTATTATAGCTCTCATTGGTGTCTTAGGACCAGATAGTACGCTGTGTGTAAATACACCTTGTAGTTCTCTTATTAATGCACCAGCCTGTGCTTTACCTTCGATTTCACCACCCTTAATCATCTTTCTAGCCCATGCGTCAAAGTCATCTAGACTGTTAACTGTTTGCATAGATGAGAAAGCTTCAAACAATGCCATTAATAGCTCGTCACTGTCTTCTCCATCAGCTATATCAAGTATAGTTTGTATAGACTCACGAGTGTCAGTCATTTCTTGTGTAAGTGTTCTTCGTAAATAGTTTTTCTTTACACCAGCACCAAGTTCTCTAAAGTTTTGTGACTTAACAATTCTTGCTTTTTTAGCTTCTGTCATTGCTACAAATATAGTATCACGTATAGCTTCTAATGGACCGTCAGTGTCTGCTAGATCTACAAAGTTAGATAATTCTCTACCAGCTATGCCTAAGTCACGAACTTGTTGTAACAATGTACCGACAACCATATCTGCTACTACAACGTATTTACTTGTAATAGTCTCTAGGCTGTCTACTGTGTTACCATCTATGTCCGTAATTGAGTAAGCATCGGTAGCTTTAAATATCTCGTCTAAGTATTCTCTAGGACTCATATCCGCAGCATTTCTACCTAATGTAATACGTTGATGTGCAGCAATAGCATCACCAAATACTTCAACTAAAGTAAGTTGTTCTTTCTTTATTGACTCAATAATACCTTGATATTTGTTATTACTATATAATTTACGTAATACTTCATCAGCTATTTCTTCTGTTATACCAGCATTTTCAGCTGCTCTCTGTTTTTGTACTGCTGTTATAACATTACCAGAGGCACCGTCTTCTGCTCCCCAGTCTTCACGTACTTTTTTCTGCATTTCCCATACATCATATGGGTCATCTACGGATAACTCAGCACCTTGAGAAGGGTCTGATAGATTAGAGTTTTTAGCAGCTCTAAATCTTGATTCGTTTTCTCTTAGTTGTTGTACGCCTTTTGCTAGTTTTTCGTTCTTTACGCTACTTTGTCGGTTAGCTATTTTAGTTCTTGCTCCACGACTACCTCTGCCTATAAGCATAGTAGCACCATCAAACACTAGACCTATGCCCATACCTTCTACGATGTTTTTTACCTTCATCATAATTGGATGGTCAGCGTCTTGAGTTGATAGTGGTGTATCTACCCAACCATAGTGGTCACGCATAGATCCTAACGCATTATGTCCGTCTGACTCTTTAGATACTAAGTCAGAAACAGCACCAATACCGGCTGCTCGTACTAAGCTAGGAGCACCTAATAATTTAGCAGCAGCTGTACCAGCTAGTGGTATTCCAGCTGCGGCTGCACCTTTAGCTGCTAGGACTGTAGCTCCAGCCAGAGTACCGAAGTGTACAACACCTCTAGCTAATTTACCCCACCATGTTTTTGTAATGATAGGATTGCCACCACCACCAAGAGGGTCAAACTCTGGTTGGTAATAGCCTTTTTCTTCTTTTTCTCTCTGCATTTCTCCAGAGATCGCATCTACTGTGCGTTCTGGAAAGGTGCTTATAGATGATGCAGTGTCCTGTATACCCCCTGATACAATAGATCCGAGTTCTTTTACAAAACCTTTGACACCCCAGTTTTCTTGATTTCTAGGATCTTCCAGATTATCTGAATCCTCTTGGATTTCATTTTCATAATCTGTTACAGAATCAGCTATTTGTTGCTGATCTGATATTGTTTGTTCTAGACTACCTAGTTCACTGGGCTTATCATCTTCATCTATAGGACCCGGATTATATGAATCCATTATAATATCTCCAAAAAGTATGTGCCCAGTAATTCTGGACTTATTGTATAAGGTAGGTTGTGTACATTTGTATTACTATCAAAAATTCCTTCCATATCTAAATCATTAAGATTAGATGTTTCAGAAAATCCAAAGCTAAGAGAGTTGTTAATTGAAGCATCTCTCATATTTTTTGCTCTAATAATTCGTTGTTGATTTTCTACAGTCAACGCATCTTTGCTATAATCTAGACCTGACAGTTTTTCTATTTCTGGGTCAGCAATAATTAAACGGTTAATTTTGTACTGTCCAAATCCCTGCATACCATAACCATGCTTTATACTTTGTGTTATAGTATCATTTATTGGTATAGTTTCAAATTCCAATGATTCGTCGTTTGTATCTGATTTATTACCAAACTGTTTGTCTTTAGTTTTAACTACAAAATTATCATAAATACTAAAAAACCCCTCCTTACCATCCATTTCAAACATAGCTCTTTGAGTTTTGGTTGGTGATGGCATGTAAGATAATAGTTTATTTATTCTAGAATTTGCTGCTAATTTTTTTAAATAACCACCTTCGACTAATAGTTTTTGCTCAACGTCATAGCCTAGTGATCCTAGTCTAGCGTGTATCAAATCATGTGCTGTTGTAAATCTTAGATGTTTACTAGCTTCTATGTAGTATTGAGGTATACGACCACCATTTGCATATTGAACTAATTGATTTACTGGTTCTCCATCGTGAGGTGTCTCAAGATTTAGCCACTCATTTTTTGTGTCTGGATTAGCTAACTGTTTACCAGCTTCAAAAGCGTATAAACCCTGCTTATACTCAAAGCCTCCTCTTTTTAGCTCGTCATTATTATTGCCATCAAAATATCTACCAGCACCAGTTACATAGTAGTTACCAAACGCAGTATTGCCACCACCTCTAAGTGGTTTACCTTCTGATATTGTTTTATCTAAGTTTTTTTTAACTTCTTCAAAAGCGTTTTGTAAAGCTGTTTTTACTGGTATCTTTTTTTGAATTTCGTTAAGAAATAGTTGGTTAAAGTGATCTGTAGCATTACCTATAACAACAGAAGATTTTAAAGTACCTGTTTGAGTTGTACTTGTTATATTAACAGAAGATTTAATATACGTATCTAAGTTACCTTTTATTACATCGTATTCTTTTTTGTTATTCTTGATAGGTTCATGAGCCTCAAAATATGTTGTAGCTTCTTTTTTATAGCCGGGGTCACGTATACTTTTTATCAACTGTTCTGCTTCTCTAAAAAATCCTTCATCAGTAGCATGCTTTGCTAAGTCTTTTGTAGCTTCATCCCTAGCATCATCTTTAGTATGATAGTTAAGTAGTGGTTGAAAGTACTTGTAATAAAGGCTACCTTCGCTAACATCAATACCTCTATCTCTTAGTTGGTTCTTGATCTGTTTTACTTCACCTTCTAGATGTACTTCTGTTGCACCAGTATCAACTCCGTTTAGACGCTCTGTTGCAGCTTCAGTAAGTTCTCTGATTGATTGTACATCTTTTGCTTCTTTTTCTTTTGCTTCTTGTGCAGCTACAGTACCTAGTAAACCCTCAAGTCTAGAGTGTAGTGGTTCGTTAAACTCTTTTAATGTTTTTGTACCAGAACCATCACGAGCACTAATACCTTTTATGTTAACTAGCCGAGCTAGATCTTCTGACTTTAATGAACGGTTTGTTGCTAAAACTTTAAGATCTGCTTCTAACATAGCTATAGCTCCAGCGACATCTTTCTTACCAGATATTTTTTCATGCTGTGCAATGTATCCAGAATTAGGGTCATTTTTGTTACCAAAGATAACTTCTCTAAAAGCATCTGGATCTTGTGCTGCTCCTTTTAATTGGTCAGCAAGATTGTTCTGCCTAGATTCATCGTATTCTTTTTTAGCTTCTTCATATGAACTTTTAATAAATGCTGCACGTGCAACTTTATCTGTACCTTGTGTAAGTTTAAGTAAAGCTAATTGATTTCTACTACTTAAAGCATTTTTACCGCCAAACACGCCTGCTGACCAGTAATATGCTCCTTCATGAAAATCTTTAACTGCATCATATCTAGCAGGGTCTTTGTTAGCCTTACTTTGAACATCTTGAAGACTTAGCATACCAAACTCTGTAGGTACCTTTATGTCTTGAACACTCGCTAAGTAAGATTCATAACCTTTGTGTAGCTCTGATGTGAGAGCCTTTCCTCTTGACTGATAATCTTTTACAGTTTGCATCTGAAATGCTTTTATACCAAATTCAGCAGCATCTATGTTATCAGTTAAAGCATAGTCTTGGCTAGCTTTAAATGCTATAGCATTACCTTCGGTAAAAGCTTTATTGCTTTCTACTTCTAGTTCTTGATACTTAGCATCTACACTACTTAGTTTTGCATCTGTAGTAAAAGGTGTTTTTTTAGTTTCTTCAAAATTAAATAAAGTTTTAGACTTTGCTATAGACTCATTGTAAAGTTTTTTATTAACTTCTTTTGAAGCTTCATGTGAAGCAGCGGCTTTATCTTTAGCTGCTTTCAACATTTGTCTGTTATCATTCCACTCTCTTGCTTGCTGACTAACTACACCAGCTTGCTTAATTAAGCTACCAAGCTTCTGAAAGTTTTGGCTTTTTTGGTCGGCTAGCTGAATAGCCATTTGTGCATTTTTTCTGTACTGCTCGTTGTTCTTTTTTACAACGTCATCTATTGCTTGGTTAGCTACATTACCTAGATCAGATTTAGGATCTATGTCCATGTAGTTAGTATCAGAGGTGTTAAACATTGCTGAATCCATTATGCCACCTCCTTAAAATTAACGTCTATCATATCATAATACACACCATAAAAACCATTACTGAGTTTACCTACAGCTTCTGGTTTTTTCTGTAATACTTCTTGAGCTTTAACTCCGATAAATTCTCTGTCAGAACTTATGTATTTAAATTTGTATATATTATATCCGTCAATAGATTGACCTATTTTTGTAACGTCTCTTTTTAATCTTTCATCACTAGGAAACAGTGCCATCATACCTGACGCTACGTTCATACCAAAGCTTAGACTGTTCATTAACTGACCAGCTCTATCTGAAGGGGGCATTTGAGTAGGCATACCAAACTGTGGTCCCATGCCTAGGTTTGCATGTTCACGCTTAATCATAGCGTCTTGTCTTCTTTGTATCTTAGTTTGTACTTTACCTTCACCAGCAGTGGCAAGGTTGTACATTTTACGATCTATTTCAGCTACTTTTGTAAAATACTCAGCAGCTTTTTTACCACCAAAACGACGTGATCTTCCACCTTCGTTTACTGATTTACTAGCAAAAAACTGTCTAGCTAAATTTTCTTTTCCAAGTAAGGCTTTACCTTGAGCTTGGTTTGTGAACTCTTGAAAGTCTGCATAATCTCTTGACCTACCTAAACCTCGTATAAGTTTTAAGTTGTCTTTAAAGCTAGACTCTTTGTTCCATTGTTTAATAGAGTTAGCTTTAAATTCAGCATGTCTTCTATTGTTTTCAACTCGGGCTGCTTCTTGCCTACCCGCATTAGGATCTGGTGCACACACGGCAAAATTCTATAAAGTATAAATTGTTTGGTCCATGTTTAAACTTACGTAAAAACTTGAAGCCTAAAAATTTGAGTAGTTTTAAATGTACTGTATTTCTACAGTCTACTATGTTCCACAATAAAGGCTCAGTACGGCTATCGACCCACCGTTTAGCTTCTCTTGCAAATGTAATTGGAAAGTCGTGAATGGCTGGAGTGCATAGCATCCATATTTCACCACCTTCTCCGACTCCTGCTAGTCCGGCAGTCTTGCCGTCTGGTACTGTGAAATACACAGCAGAGCCGATTCTAGCCACTCTTAGTAGTTCTTCCATAGGATCTAACCCATGGCCTTCTACGACCTCTCTAAGGTCATCTGGGCGTAGATGAGAGGCCACCTCTGCGGCAGCCTTCTCTGTTATTGGATGTACGTATTGATCTAATTTAGACACGTCTATAATATTTGGGTGAGTAGTCACCTTCCCATGACACAGCTCGTAGCGTGGATGGTGCTGGATGACTTGATTTAAGTGTAATATCTACGTTGGTATTTTTTTCATATACCGGTACAGTTTTTATAAACTCTTCTAAGTAAGGTGCATCTGACGCATCATACTCGTCTAGCTCAGTAGACTCATATACTTCAGTGTAGTCAGATTTACCAACACGTGAAAGAGTGGTTTCATATAGACCTACTTTACCAAAGTGAAACTTGACTCTATGTACAACGAGTGATGAGTTAACATCAGATCTGTTAGATTGACCTTGCTGTTGTGAAAGATAGAATGTAGGAAACGCTACGCTGTACTCGTATAAGTATCCTATTGTTAGTGTAGCACTAGACCAGTTTCCCGGTAGTGTAAAGCTAGTTGTACTCGTAGATGTAGGCTTACCATATCTACCTACACGTGTAGAGTTAGTATTAGTATCTATAACAACCAGATCATAGTTAGGTGTGGTTACACTAGGTAGCCAGCTAACACTACTAAATGTAGTTAGGTTTGTAGATGCACTAAAACTACCACCACTGATGGTTGTATGATTATCTACATGTAGCAAGAAATCTACATTATCTTGAACTATTGCTGGATCTGATTCTGTTTGTACCAGTCTTACACATTGTAAAAATTTATCAGTATCTAAAAAATAGTACTCGTCGTTTATAATAAAGTGATATAGTAATGGATTGTTAAACTTCCATTTAAACCATGCTGACTGCTGACGCTTATCACCTACGTTAAGGTATCTAAAACCCTGTACTGTGTCAGAGTTAGTCTTACCCATTATAACTAAGTTGTTTTCACGAGAGTTTGTAAATAAGTCTATCTCTTTAGGCAGTAGCGTAGGCACTACCTGACTTTGATTTACGACGTTAGGTTCTCCTTCTCTAGCTATATTAGCCATTTCATTAAATCGGCTAAATTTACCAGAGTCATCAACGTATGCTATTGTTGTGCCTAGTGACACAGGAGGTATGTCTTTGTTATAGTTAAAAGTAGATAAGCTACGTAATTTAGCTGTGTCAGGATTTAGTACTGTGTCATCAGATGATAATAAAAACTGTTGGTTTGTACTAAATACTACGAGACCTGAGTTTATATCTATGCCATCAAACAGTTCTGAGGGAAATGTAGAAGAACAGGATATATCAATAGGGTCATTAGCACTTACAGTTAATGCTGTTTCTGCAAAGAAGTCAGGTGTACCAAGGGTTCCCGGCCTAGATAGTATTACGTTTTCTCCAGCTAAAATAGCAAGCCTGTTACGAAAGAATAGTACTTTGTTAATTCGCTTATCTTTAAATGTAGGAAACGGATTACTGTTATCATCGCCTACTTCTCTGTCAGCATATGTAAACTGCTTAATAGTAAATGTAGCTAGTTCGCTAGATGTACCACCGTTAGCTAGAGCTGTTCTCTGGATGACTAGCGGCATATTAGTTAGACTTTTAGCTATCCCCGGCTTTGCACATTCTGTCCATGAGCCTGTACCATCTTGATCATTAAGACCCTCGAATCGTAGGTAGTAATCATCCTCTTCTGATATTCTAGCATTAGCTATTTTAACTATATATCCATGTTTACATTGTTTAGGTAGTAAAGTAACATCGTTAACTGAAGTACCCATACTACGCATTAAATCATCTTCTACAATTTCACAGTTAAATGAGTTACTACTAGATAAATATATACCGTTACCTATAATAGTACCACTGATTCCACCGGGTAATTCTGCTATTATACCACCTAATACTTGGTCAGCACTTACTGCTGTATCAGCATCAAAAGGTGTAGGCTCTGGTCTTACTAGACCTAGATTAGCTTTTACTGTAACTGTTTCGTGTTCTAATACTTCTATAGTATATGTAGCAGATGACTCTCCTTTTGTAGAGTTACCACCACTCACACTTCCACTAATAGTACGTCCCTTAGCTTGATCTAGTGTAACAGTAGTTGTATCACCTGTAGTCCACCCTTCTCCACCATGTAGTAAAAATATACTTCTTGCATATGCACACGCAAAATCACCAGCATCATCTCCTTCTCCACCGATATTTCCTTGCTGTCCACGTATGTCAAGTTTAAATATTAAGTTTTTCTTTGATCCGCTATCTACGCTGAATGTTTGTATACCAATACCTCTACACTGTCCAGTACCACCTGACTCATCGAGTGTATCAGATTGTATTTTAATACGTGTAGCTCTAGTAAAGCTAGTTGTAGAGTTATTGTTATACAGGTTAAGTCCATACTGCCTACCGTTTTCTGTACGTGTTACTTCAACAAATGCAAAGTGTGTGTCAGGGTTAGCAGTAGTTGTACCTGTGCTACCTACCAGTGTATTAGCGTTAGTGCTGTCACGACTACTAACAAAGGTAGTATCGTTGATAGTAAGGAATTGTATGTTCTCCGCATTGCTTGTTGCAAGATAGTTTTGTATTGCTGTCTGTCCGCCAGTACCATATACTATAGTCTGTGCAGCACCAGCGTTATCACCGCTAGCTTTCCACATTCTGAGCTGTCCATCTGCGGCAACTTGTCCTATGTAAGATCCTTCCTCCTCGTCTCGATGGTAGTGAAACCACGAACCACCTGATTGTACGTTGGCTAAAGGAGTTGTCCCTACTCGTTTTGCTCCCGGTCTTTTGTACAAGCCACGTGTGATGTCAGGTATTGCATTTACGACATCTTTGACTTGTCCGGGAAATTTTAGTTGATCGGGCTGTTCCGATATACCCCCAGTAAAACTAGGAATGGTTTGTGTTACGCTTGCCATTATCGTCTAAGGTTTCTCCAAGGTTGATATGTTTCGTATACAGTATTATCTGGAAAACCAAACATGCTGTGATTACCCTGATTGCACTCATACTCCATAAGAGCAGCACGTGCTAATGCTTCTTGTCCTTGTAATAGTTTGACAAGTTGTGGGTTTGCAACCAACTGAGTAGCTGCTTTTGTTGACGCTCTATATGTGATATAACGTCTAAATGGTATAGGTAGGTTTTCAAATGTGTATAGTTTTACGACATCAAGGTCGATAGATGATACTGATGAAAAGTCATCTGTATGCTTTTGTTTATCATATAAATTACCGTCACGCCTGATAACATCGTAAGCTCTACGAGACCAGCCTTCTGATACATCTAACTGTAACACGTCATTAGCTATAGCTATTTTACCATTAGCATCTGGAGAGAATGTTACATGTTTTTCGGTGTTAAAATGCCACCCTTCTGCCTGCGTGTCTACGTTGGCATCACGAAGTAGGTTATAGATAAATGAAATTTCTGGGTTATCAAAAACTAAAGTAGTTACTGGTGCTTGACCTATAGCTCCCAGTATAGAGTTCACTGCGGATAGTTCGGTATCGAGGTCAATAGTTGTGGAAGCCATAATAAAAAAGGGGAGCCGAAGCTCCCGTATAAAAAAATAAAATTAACCGTTAGCTGGGTATGTTGCACCGAATGCAGCATTACCTGTAGAACCTGTAGCGGCTCCAGCAATTAGTTCAACACAAGCAGCAGGGTTTAAGAAGTCTGCTCCCATTGCTAAACGTCCAAGTATTACATCACCTTGGTATACAACTGAAATGTCTCCAGAAGTTACTTGAACCTGTGGTCCAATAGCTTCTACAACACCAGCGGCTTCCTTCTGGAAGATTAATCCGCAGCTGTTAGCGAAGTCAGTAGCATTACCATAGTTATTATTAATACCTGTTACAGAAGCTCTACCGTCTTCTGCTGTTTCACCAACAAATGAACCAACGTTTCCGGGTGATGTTACACCGGGGTTAGTTGCAGATGC